TATGCTGCTACTGTTAGAACTCTTGCTTAATTAATATTAAGTATTGTCTAACAATAAGTTAGAAGAGGGAGGTGGGTTAACCTACCTCCCTTTTTTACTTTAAAAATTAATAAGGAGAAATATTTATATGTATGGTAAATATCCATATGTTACTCTAGATAATATTAAAAATTATTTAAATATTACTAGTAATAACGAAGATGCTAGATTGAGTAATCTTATTTACTATGCTTGCTCTGCTACTGAGAACTATATTGGACATGAAATTTTAAGTAATTCTTATTCTGATGTATTTGATGGAGGAAAAGCTTCTATTTTTGTAAATAAATTACCTTTGCAGAATGTCTATAGCATCGTAGAATATGATGGAAATGCCTATAGAAAATTAAATAATCCACAATCTGATGGTTCTTCAGTTAATAGAAGTTCTCCTAATCACTCTATAGAAAGTATAAATAATGCCATATTGAAATCTAGGTATAAAAAATTTGGAGATTCATCTGGATTTTTTGATGGAACTAATTATTTAACTGTACCAACATCTGATGATTGGTATTTTGGAAATTCAGATTTTACTATTGAATTACAAATTAGGGCCAACTCATATAATTTTAATTCAACTTTTATCTCACAGGTCGAAGATGCAAATAATTATTGGAGTTTTGGGTATAGTAATACCAATGGAATTACTTTTCGAGCTATATCAGCAGGGATTGAAACTATAAATGTATCACATGCTACTACTACAGGATATACGGCTAATTCTTTTCATCACATAGAACTTAGTAGAAGAAGTACTACTTTTAATTTATTTAGAGATGGAACAATTATTAAAACTTTAAGTTCAGTAGCTAATGTAATGCCTGATTTAGAAGCTTCTATTGAATTTGGTAGACAAAATATTTCTTCTAACTATCAATATTATAATGGTTTTATTGATGAATCTAGAATTACTCATGTTGCACAACATACAGCTAATTTTTCTGCTCCTTCATATCAATATTCTACAGATGATAATACAGTATTATTAATTCATTTTGATGGAGATAATAATACAGCATCTTTTAAAGATGACCATGCTACTACAGAAGATTTTCTTTTTTACCAAGATACTGGAGAAATAACTAAAAATATTGGAAGTGGTGCTGGTAATTTTGACTTATCTTTAATAGGTGCATCAACTTTTAGAAACTACCCTAGAGGAGTTAGAGTTTTTTACAAAGCAGGATATGATTCCAATGATGTACCAAATGATATAATAATGGCAACTATGGATTATATTAAAATGTTACATAAAGATAGACAAGAATCTCAGAGTTTTAGTTTACAAGGTGAAAATGTACAAGATAGACAACTTAGTGCTAATTTTCCTCCTCATATTCGTAGAATTTTAGATTTATATAGAATAATCTAATGTATTCAATTAAAAGCACTGTTACATCAGAAGTAACAAGTCCCGGTGTTAGAATAAAAGCTCCTGGAGGTAATGCTTTAATATTAGCGTTAAAAACTTCTCAACAATTATATGGAGCTTCTAGATTAAATTCTAAATATAAACCTATATTAACAAGTTTAGCTAAAAAATTAAACTCCCAAGTTGAAAAAGCTTTTGTAGATGCTTTAGGAGGGTCACAAATTGTTGCTAAAACAGGAATAGGGTTTCAACCTGACTATTATATACAAATAGATGATAAAATTGAAGTTAGAGAGCAAAAATTAGTAAGTACTACAGAAAATAATGATCAAATATTTAGAAATAAAGCTGTTAAATTAGCCGGTGGCGAAGGAATTTTGCTATCTTCTGGAAGTCAATCTTTTTTACAAGCGTATTCATTAGATGAAAAAGGTAATATTGTAAAAAATATAGTAACAGCTCCAACTACATATTTATTTAATAAATTAGTTTCTGCAAAATCATCTGAAGAAATTAAAAATATTCTTAGTACTTCTGGAAAAGCTAATACTTATTTAAGAAATAATATAATGTTAAAAGCTCAAAATATAGATATTCCTGTAGTATTTAGAGGTGTGTTAGAAAATAGAACAATAAAATTTACTTGGAATGACATTGTAAAAAATAAATATATTACAATAAAAGTAAATAAGTTAGATAACAATACTTTAAGTTTACAAGTTTCTTTTTCAGCAGCTACTATAACTAAAGCATTGAACGATGTCCAAAAAATTATAATACGAGAAATAAATGGCGAATTAGGAATCACTATATTAAAAGCAATAGCAGATATTTTTACATTACCTAATTCTGTTACTGCTAAAGAATTAGCTGATTGGCTAAAAGAAAATGGTTTTGAACATGGTATTTCTTATTTAGTAGGTTCTGCAATTATATCTAAAGGTAACATTCGATTTACTTCGTCAGATAAACCTGTTAAAAGAAAAATTACTACAGTTAAAACCATATCAGATATTCAAATGTCTGTTTTAATAAGAAAAAAAACTGAACAAATAATGCCTCATGGCCCTCTTAGAGGACCTCCATTAAGTCCTACAGTACTAACATATAGAACAGGACAATTTGTAGAATCATTAAATGTTATTCAAGATTTTAGAAATCAAATAATCAGATATTATTATTCTCCTAACTATTTAGCACATGAAACTACACGAAGAGCTCCTAGATTTTTATTACAGAAATCAATTAGAGAAGTAGTTCAACAAGAATACGGGGTTAAATTTAAAATTATTAGAGGATTTTAGTACCTACTTATACTTGTTTTAAGAATTTATCATTTGCGTTATAAAAATCATTTTGATATACTATAAAAAGGTAAAAAATATTATGGCATTAAGTCGTAGAAAAGAAATAACTGAATTACTAGTAACAGAGTTAAAAAAAATAAACGGAGCTATTTCTACTTTTGACCCATCTTATACATATAACCATAATGTTTTTAATAACGTATATCGTCGTATGAAATTTTTAGATGAAATTAACGACTTTCCCACTATTTGTATAACAGCAGGGACAGAAAATAGAGTGTATAATACATTCGGAGTAACGATTGGAGAGTTAGACTTAGCAATTAGATCTTATTTAAAAGCAGAAAGTCCTATACCAGCAGCAGAAAATCTAGCAGAGGATATAGAACATATTGTTTATAATTTAGGTGATAGATCTGATATAGGAGTACTGGATATAACTATAGATAGTATTTCTACAGATGAAGGGTTAGTTGCTCCATTTGGAATACTAGAAGTATCTATTCTAGCAAGATATCAATTAAATATATAAAGGAGTATAAATTAAATGGCTGCTCAACTTAATCTACAAAGAAATTCAAAAGTATTTATGTCTACAATAGACATATCTTCTGGAGCTGCTGCTACAGCAATGACTCCTGCTAATACATGGCAAGTAGAAATACTTGCGGGATATGCTGTTTCTCAAGCATCGGCTACTCAAGATATAACCTCTTTAGAAAGTGGGCTTTCACCTGATCGTTCACAACAAAGATTTAGAACAGCGTTAAATCCTGTTGATTGGAATTTTCAAGCTTATTTAAAGCCAACAGGTCTAACTAAAACACAGGGGGCTACAAATAAACATGCTTCAGGAAATACTATGCCTGTAGCTGATTGGTTCATGTGGCAAGCTTTAATGAGTAATACTAGTTTTGCTTCTGGGTCTCAGCTTACTAGTACTTGGCAAGATGATGGTAAATTTTCATTAGCTACTAGAGCTGCAGGGTCTAATGTATTTATTCATAGCCCTAATTTTGCTACAGCTAGTGAATATCATTTATATGTAAAAATGGATAATGTAGTATATCAAGTATCAAATGCTACAGTTAATCAAGGTAGCATTGATGCTGCTATTGATGGTATAGCTACTACTACTTGGACAGGTTTTGGAACAAATTTAATAGAATTAAGAGACCAACCACGCAATAACGTAATTACAGTAATTGGGGGAACCTTAAATGATGGAACAAATGTTGTCGGTAATTCAAATGTTTACGCCACTACTGCAGCCTCTGCCTATCATCCATGGAATAGTTATAATGTAAGCGGAACAATATCATCAGCTAGTTTCATAAAAAATAGGCTATCTACTATAGATGTATGGCATGCACCAAGTGCGGCAGGAGCAGGGGTTAACTTTACTTTCCCTGTAACAGCTTTAAGTGTTGATTATACTAATAATATTACTTATCTAACACCAGAAGAACTTGCTTCTCTTAATGCTCCTATTGGACAATTTGCTGGAACAAGAGCTATTTCTGGGTCATTAAGTGCATATCTTCGTTCAGGAAGTACTGATAGTGCCCAATTCTTAAAACAAATTGTTGAAGACTCTAGAACATCATCTTCTGCAACTTCTAATGCCAATTTAAAAATTGGTGGCGGAACTGCACCATTTTTTGCACTAAGTATGCCAGCAATTCAATTTGATATTCCTACTCATGCTATCGATGATGTGATTGGGGTAACTGTTAATTTCTTAGCGCAAGAACTTAATAAAGGAACAGGAGATGAAATAACTATTATAGTTCAAAAGTAGTTTTTGATTTAGAGGGGGAATCTTTAAGTCTTTACAGGTGGATGCTCATTACTAACAAGTACCAACTAACCCCCTCAGTTAGGTATGCGTTAAAAAAGTAATGGGCATCCTTCATTTTATATCCACAGAGGGGAAAAAACACAATGAGTAAAATTTCTAATTTAATGGCTAAAGAAACCATAATAGACGTAGAATATCCAGATATTGAAAATTTCATTATTCAGTTAGTATATTTAGGAAGAGATGAATTAACTAAAATTCGTAATTCAAGTCTAACATATAAGTTTAACAAAAGAACAAGACAAAGAGAAGAAGAAATTGATAATGATAAATTTCTTGAAGAATATTCTCGTAGGGCAATTAAAGGTTGGTCTGGACTAAAGGTTAAAAATCTTCCAAAGCTACTTCCTGTTGATATTAGTTCTTTAAATGGTGATGATGATGTACCTTATTCAGAAGAGGATGCTCTTGATTTATTAAAAAATTCAACAGTTTTCGATCAATTTGTTACAGACGCAATGAATGATTATGAAAAATTTTCTATTAGTAAAAGAGAAACTGACGTAAAAAACTTAAAAGGTACCTAAAGCATAATTTTGAATCTGGAGGAATGTCCCAAGACCAATATTTACTAATGTGTGAAGAAATGGGTTGGGAACCAGATTTAGAAGAACTTCCGCTTGAGGTACAAGATATGAGTTATGAATGTCAACAAGCTTTAAGATTATTTAATATTTTACCAGATAAAATAGAAGGTATGAATGGTATTTGGTTAGGAAAAGATTTTGCAGGGCTTGGTGATATTATGAGAATATATAAAATAGAAGATAGTGAAGAGGCTTTTGATTTATTACAAGTTTGTATTATAGAAGCACAAAAATTCTATGAACAAAAACGTAAAAATCAAGAATCAAGGACCCGATAATGGCAACACTTATTAATATAATTAAAACATTATGGATAACACAAGGTTCAGAAAATGTAGTTGCTGCTGGAAATAAAGTAGCAGCTTCTAGTGAGCAAATAACTAAAAATCAAACTAGATTAGGAAACGCGAGCACTAATAGTGCTCGCGCTTTTTCGACTCAATCTCAAGGATTAGGGGGATTAGTTGGTGTATACGCCGCTGCCGCTGCTACTACATTCGCATTAACTGCTGCATTTACTGCCTTATCAAAAGCTGCAATTGCGTCCCAAACACTTTCAGGATTAGATACATTAGCAGCTAGTGCAGGTACTAATTCTAAAATAATATTAGAGGGTATAAAAAACGTTACGTCAGGACAATTAAGTTTAGTTGCTTCTGCTGAAACAGCTAACTTAGCTTTATCTGCTGGTTTAGGCGATTCTATGATTGGATTATTTGACACAGGTGCTAAAGCTGCTAGAGCTTTAGGTAGAGATGTAACAGATTCTATTAATAGAATTATTAAAGGTACTGCTAAACTTGAACCAGAACTTCTTGATGAGTTAGGAATTTTTGTAAGAATTGATTCTGCTACTGAAAAATATGCAGCAAGTATTGGAAAAACAGTAACTCAATTAACAGAGTTTGAAAGACGACAAGCATTTTCTAATGCTGTTATTGCAGAAGGAGCTTTAAAATTTAAAAATATTAATACCTTTGCCGATACCACAGCAACTTCTATAGCCAAATTAGAGGCAAGTATTTCAGATTTAGCCACATCTATGTTTGGATTTTTAGCAAAAGTTTTAACTCCTATGGCAAACTTTTTTTCTGGTGCTTTTGGAAATCAAGTACTTTTATTTGGGGGTATATTAGCACTTGTTTTTGCTAAACTTAGAACAGTTGTAGGTGACTTTGTGACTACTTCTTTAACTGGACTTGCCCAAGGGTTTGAAACTAAATTTTTAACAATTAAACAAGTATCAGGAGAAGCAGCAGCAAAAATTGCAGACGATGCTAAAAAAGCATTAGGTGCTTTTTCAAAAGATGCTGATGGTAAAAATATTCCAGCTTTTAGATTAGGCGGAAAATCTAGTGCTGAAGATCTTAAATTAGTTAAAAAGACACTAGATGATATACATAATGGAGAAGTTCTATCTATTACAACGGTTAATAAAGCAACTGAAGCTAATCAAAGATTATTAGATATTAGAACAAAAGCTATGGCTGTTTTTCCTGATGATCCAAAGAAACAGGCAACTTATACAGCACAAATTGCTGCCCTTACAGGGTCAATGACTGAGCTTAATGCAGCTACCTCAAGAGCTAGTGGTAGTCAAGTAATTCAAGCTGGAATTATGACAAAAACAGGTTCTATACTTACTGGTACTGCAAATATAGTAGGTAAGATTGTTAATGGACTAGGCTATTTTGGATTAGCTATTGGTGGTATTCAATTAGCTGGCTCAATTATAGGAAAAGATTTTATTGGGTGGCTTACTGAAATTGGAACAAAATTATTCAGTGGTAATGAACAAATACGAAATTTTAAAAAAGGTATTGATGATTTAACAGCATCTATGATTACTAATGGTGCAACTTTTGGAATATCTCAAGAAAAATTAAAAGAATTTAGCGGAAAATTATCTTCTGAAATAGCTAATATATTAAAAGCAAGAACAATGGTAGAAGCTATACGAACACCTGTGGATGGAAATAATACTATTGATCCACGTACAACTGAAATGTTTCGACGTCGCCGTACGCCCGGCGAGGGTAAACCAGTGGTTGATAGTTCCTATTTGTTAGAAGCAACCGCTGCGCAAGATACAGCTGCAAAAATTGCTAATCTCACTAAAAAATATGAAGAATATAGAGAACAATTAGGTAAAGGGGGCGAGGAAGCTAGACTTGCTGCTATAGGAATGAGTGTTATCACTCAACAGATAGACCTTGTAAGGATAGGAGGCGCACGTGCTATTGACGCTATAACTCAAATGTCGGCTATAACAGGGATAGCATCTGGTCAATTAGCAAAATTAATTACTTCTGGTAATCTTAAACCTTTATCAGATGGTGTTAAGGAACTTGGTTTATCTTTTAATGGTATTACTGTGTCTGTTACAAATACTAATGGTGAATTTGTAAAAATTGGAGAAACTGCTGTAGCAACTGCTGGTGCATTACAATCTAGTTTCACTGTATTTAGTGAAGAAATGGGTAGAGGAGCACTAAATGCCGAAGGTGCTTCTCGTAGTTTAGGAGCTATGAGAACTGCTGCACAATTACTTGATAAGGAAATTCTTAATACTTTAATAAATACTGAGAAAATAACATTGGTTGATATAGATAGAATGAAACGTCTTAGAGAGATGTCAACAGCTTATAAAGACCATATTAGTGGTATTAGTCAACAAGTGTCACAGTTACAACAAGCTGAATTAATAACTAAAACTATTCAGGAAATGACTAAGAGCAATATTCAAGCAATACCTAAAATGGTATTTCAAGGGGACATTACAATTGGACAAGATAGTAATATTGCTTTTAGTATTACTCCAGAAGAAAAAAGACTAGTTGCCGCACAAAATTTACATGCTTTTATAATGAATGCTACTTCAGATGAAGCTAATCGTGCTGCAGTAGCTCATACTAACGCTTTAGCAGGAAATAACGAACAACTAAATAGTTTAAATAACCTACGCGATACTTTGGCAGACAAACTTGCTCTTAGTAGACTACTAACTGCTAACGAAGCAGAAACATCTGATATTAATAGGAGTATTTTAGATGTTGAAACAGAAATAGTTAGAGTAAAAAAAGAAAATCTTACAATAACTAGTTCAACCACTGCCGAACAAGAAAAACAATTAAAACAACTTATTCAAGCTCAGTTAGCCTCTTCGTCAAAACTTGTTCTAGAAGCTGGAACTATGCAACGAGAACTACAACAACAAATTGCTAAAGAAACAGCTGCTGATCAAATTGCACTAATAGAAAATGCTATACTGCTTAACAATTTTGAAATAGCCGGTATGCAACAACAAATAAAATTTGATGAAGAACAACTAAATAATAAGATTAAAATGAAAGAAATAGCTAGTCAAATAGCCCAACTTAATATTCAAGCTGCTAGTCAAATATTATCTGCGCAAAAAACTTTAAATTCAGCTATTCTTGAGCAATTACAAATGCAAGACAGAATTACAGAAGCTAAAGCTGAAACTAATATGATAAATGAACAAAGAAAAATAGCTTCTGAATTAGGAGGTCTACAAAGTCAACAAAAAGTTCAAGAAGCATTTCCAGAATTAGTTAGCCAAGAACAAGTATTAAAACTTAAAGAATCAATAGCTTTAAAAGAATTTGAATTGCAAATGATAGCTATTAATAGAAAAAATGAAGCAATAGAAACTGAAAAAAATAATAAAATTAGAGACGCGCAAGAAACAATTAAAAATTTAGAAATTGATATGAAAATTGTTGCTCTTAAAGGAGCAGCCGCTAAAGAAGAATATAAAACACAACTAGCTATACTAACACTAAAAAAAGATTTTGATAAAAAAGTAATAGATGATCGTTTAGAACAAATTAAGAAAGAAAAAGATAATATAAGTAAACAAGAAGAAATTAATAATATAAAAAATGAACAAGCTCAAAAAGAACGTAATTTTCAGATAACTTTACAAGAAAGAAAGATGGAAGCAATGAATAAAGAAATGGCAAATAATACGTTATTAACAACTGCACGAGCAAAAATTACAGAACAAGATACTCAAAATTTAAAATTACAATTAAGAGCATCAGGAAAGATAGCGGAAGCTGACTTACTTGATCCTGAAAAGTTTAAGAAAAGTATTACTGATGTATTTAACGGTTTACAAACACAAAATATTGACAGCCTAAGAACGATAAGAGATCTTTCTGATGGGGCTGCTACTTTGGCAATTCAAGCAGCAACCTTACAAAAAGCTATAGCTACTCAAGCTTTAGATAGTGAAGTAGCATTATTAAATCAAAGACTATTAAATAATGCTAAAATATTTACAGAAGAAAAGCTATTATTAGAAGCTAAACGTAATGCTGCTGGGGCAGGGGCTACACTAGAATTGGAGGCACTTGCACAAAAAGTATCAACGGGCAAAATGAGTATAGAACTTGCTATGGAGGAAGCTAGAAGTAAAATAGCAGCTAATGCTATGTCAACGGAAGAGATTCAAAGAACTTTCTCAGCAAGTCTTCAAGCTATTAGACTACAAAGAGAAGAAACACTGAAATTATTTAATGATATTGCTGATGCACTAAAAAATACCTTAACTAAAGCATTTGAAGATTTAATTACTGCATTTAGTAATGGTACTTTAACTATGAAGTCATTTACAGAAGGAGTTAGAAATTTAGCTAGAGCTATGCTATTAGATATTGCAAAAGAATTCGGTAAATCTATGTTAACAAAATTTATTTTTGAGCCTTTGAAAAAAGGATTTTCTTCACTACTTGGATCAATATTTGGTGAATCAAAAAATGCTCCACAGGATATTATGAATTTAGGCAAAAAAGCAACAGAAGCAGGAGCAGCGGGATTAGGGGCAGGAATTACTCCAGAAAGCATATCACAAATGAAATTATTTGGGGCTACTCCTGTTTGGATTGTTGGATCTTCTATTTCTATGGGTGGTGGAGTAGCTGGAGCAATACCTACTCCAGGTGTTGCAGCTGCGGTCCCTGCAACCTCTACAGTATTATATAGTGAGCCTATTGGGCCACCTGTTTCTGCTGCTGGTGAAGCAGCTACCCAATCTCTTAGCGGATTAACAGAAGGAGCTACTGGGTTAACTGGAATATTTGCTGACTTAAGTAAAAATGGCGGAATATTTGGTACTATTATAGGTGGTCTTGGTACAGGACTTATAGGTTTCTTTAGTTTTTTGACTAAAGGATTTACTCTTTTACTACAGACCTTAACTGGTAGTAGTGCTGCTGGTGGTGGTGGAGGATTTTTTGGGGGTTTATTGGGTTTGTTTGGGGGTGGAGGACCAAGTGCTGCAGGGACGGCAATAGGAGCAGCAGGTATTGGTGTAGATCCTACTGGAATTATAAGTTTAGCAGCTAGTGGAGGATATGTAAATTCATTTGGGACAGGCGCTTCTACTATGCGTAGAATGGCAGGAGGAGGTGCTGTACTTAGAGACAGAGTACCTGCGTTATTACAACCAGGTGAGTTTGTATTAAGAAAACCTGCCGTAGATTCTATTGGTAAACCTGCCTTAGAAAGAATGAATGGTCATGGTGCTGGAGGCAGTGGACCTTCTAAAGTTGATATTAAAATTGAAAATTCTGGCTCTGAAAAACAAGCTACCCAAGGACAAACTCAAATGGATGGAGAAACTGCTATTATTAAAATTATATTAAAAGATTTAAATTCTAATGGTCCAATTAGAAAATCTATTAGGGGTAATACATAATAATGTCTATTTATCCTGATGACGCAACTATTTCTCCAATAATTGCTTTTAATACTATAGCTATAGATACTTATAATAATACTGCTTCTACTACAATATTTAATTTAACTTTACCAATATCTTTTGTTGGTGAAGTAGTAGCTACTATAGATGGGGTTGTACAAGAAACAACGAGTTATTATATTTCTAATAGTGGAAATTCAGTGTCTTTTTTAATTGCTCCTAATGCAACTGAGCTAGTTCTTAAAACTATTTCTTTACCTGCTCGTTTTAGAACAACTAGAACATATCCTGCAATTTATTCATCTTCTTTTTCTAATACTAACATAACTACGATAAATTCAAATAATTATATTTTAAATGGTGTAGCTACCTCATTTGCTTTACCTCTAGCAGCACTTGATCAAATTAATGATGCTAATTCTTTAATAATAACTATTTCTGGAGTAGTTCAAGATTTTTCTGCATTTACCTGGCCGAGTTCTGTTTTATCTATAAATGGTATTGACTTACCAGAAGCTTTAGCTAATGCTGTTATAAATCCAGATTACGCTAATGTAACATTAGAAATTAGAACATTAATACCCTCTGTTGAGGTACTTGGTAGATTTAATGATATGCGAGATAGAAAACCTGATAATGGATATGGAATTAGTAGAAAGTATAATACAACTTCTTTCTCAACTCAGAATGGATATGAAAAACGTAGATTATTATCAAGACGTACTATTAGAGATTATAATTTAACCTACACCAATATTACTGGGGTAGAAAAACAAGCTATAGAAAATTTTTATAATTTAATGAGTGGAGAGTATGAAACATTTACATTTGATTTAGCACACCTTAATAGCTCTGGGACTGTTAGAACTAGATTTAATGGTCCACTAGAAATTAATCATGTGCATTCTATTGGTGCAGGATTAAGTCAAAATTTCTATACAGTTAATCTTAAGCTTATAGAAGATTTTTCATAATGAGCACACGCCTATATGATTACATCATAACAGTAGATAATGCTTCTGCTTTTAAAAATGGTAATACTTTTATTGGACAAAGTTCTAATACATATGGTTACATAGCAAATGTAGATATACAAACTAATAATATAAAAGTAAAAGTATCAAATGCTTTACAAGAATATCAAATTGGAGAAGTAGCCGCTAGTAATCATTTTTCTATAACTAATTCTCTACAAGTAGATGTATTTTTATCTAATGGGTCTTCTGTTTATAATTTAGTTAATGCTGCTCCTACCTATAATTCAGAAATAGGTGTTTATGTAGATGGTATTTATCAACCATCTGATAGATATAATATATCTTCTAGTAACTCTTTAATATGGTTTTCAAATAATTTTAGTATTCCTTCCTCTAATTCTAATATTACAGTAGTTAAACAGTCTGGCAATGTATATAGTCAAAGTTTTTACTCATCTCCGTTATCTTTAGGTAATAGCTATACATCAACTTCTGCAAATATTCTAGCTATTTACAATAGTTCATTTATTAGGTCTAAAAGAGCCTTTACTCAACCACCTATTATTAGACTTTTAACAATATATTATCCTGGAGAATGGTATCCTCCATTAGAATCAGGAAATCCTAGTGGTGGCGGTGAGGGGTATGCTTGGCCTGTTAATATGCCTTGGAGGCTAGCTCAAGTAGTAGGAGATACTTTTTCTGACATAAATTATAATGTATCCTATAGAGGAGATAATTATTTACCATATCCTATAGCTATAGATGATATATCAACAGGCTCAGATGGAGGTATTAATAGAGTAACAGTAAAAGTTTCTAATTACGATAATGTAGTTACTTCTTTTATAGAAAATCCTTTTCTAGTTGGAAATGTTACTTCTAATTCTGCTGTTGGATATGTAAATGGTGAATTAGTAAATGGGTTAGACCCTGCTACTGTAATAAATAATGTTCATTATGATCAAGATGTGGTAGATTCTTATTATGGTACTACTAACAGTGCTTGGGGATATAGTAGAGCAGTACTTATGGGAGAAACTTGGGAATCTTTAAAATATGATACTAGAGATTTATTAGGTGCTGTAGTAGAAATAAAATCTACTTTTGCTACTCATTTACAATATTGGCCAGAGTATTCATTAATAGATTTTATGTCATCTAATGTTATTTCTATTAAAAATGGAGCACCGTATAGAGTTGGAGATAATGTTACAACAAATAATTCTTCTGTCATAGCCACTATAACATCTATGTCAGAAGAACGGCTGATGACAGTATCTACTCCTTTAACAAACGCCTCTGTTGGAGAAGGACTATATATTGTTAATGATGAATATGATTCTGAAGCATATATTAAAGACGTATTTAAAATAACAGCATTATCTACATTAAATGAAAGTGCTGCTGAATTTGAATTAACAAGTTGGTTACAATATTTTAAATTAACACTGCCAAAAAGAAAATATTATAAAAACACTTGTCAATGGTTATATAAGCATGCCGAATGTCAATATCCAGGACCTGGAGGTCTGGCCATTCCTGGAACTAGCCCTACTTTATTTTCTAATGTTAATGCTATATATGCTAATAATCAAATTTCTCCAAGCGCAGAAGGCGATAAATGTGCTAAATCATGGGAAGCTTGTTCAATTAGAAATAATACTTTGCATTTTGGAGGATTTCCAGGAACTGGAAGAAGCCTACCACAGGCCTAAACCTTTCAAATCATAACAGCAAAAGAAAATTTATCTAAAAGCAACAAATGAATAAATATACAAAATATCTTAATTTAAAACATGACTATAAAACTAATAATTGTATTACCCTAATAAATTCCATTTATAAAGAACAGCTTAATTCTAACGTACTTGATAATTTATGGGAAGTAGCTGATAGAAGTTGGATGAGAAAATATTCAATAGATTTTTTAGAATCCTGGGCTATAACCGTTGCTACAAAAGTTAATTTGACATCTATTCAAGAATATGATGTAATAATATTTAAGTCAAATAATTTATTTCCTATACATTTTGGTATGTATATATCAAATAATAAATTTATACATTTAGAAGAGAATAGATATTCTAAAATAGATATGTTAAATAGTGATTGGAGAAATAAAATTGCGAGTATTTGGCGATGGAATGGGATAAATACATAGGATTACCTTTTAAACACTTAGGCATAGATCCTACTAAAGGAATTGATTGTTTTAATTTAATTCAATTTATTTATAAAGATAAACTAGATATTAATATTCCTTATACTACAAGAGACTGGTGCAATATTATTGATGAAAATTGGTATTTTAAAACACATGAAAGACTTATGGACATTGTTACTTGTGAAAAATATGGGTGGCAAAAAGTTCAAAAAATAGAAAAATATAATATGATTATTATGATGTTAGGTTCTTCTAATGTTAATAATCATGCAGCTTTATATATAGGACAAAACAAAATTCTTCATATAATGCCAAACCACAAATCTCATATATCAGTATATGGAAATTACTATAAACAATACACAACAGGATGTTTTAAATGGATAGGTACGACCAATTAATTTCTCAATTTAAAGACCATATGAATCAAAATTCAGAAATAGAATGTTGTGGAATTATAACCATGGATTATAAGTATATACCATGTAAAAATATTAGTCCATACCCTAAAGAAAGTTTTGTATTAGATCCTATAGCATTATTTGACTACTCAGATAATTGTTGGGGTATTTTTCATAGTCATACTAATCTTCATGATGTATTACCTAGTGAAGAAGATAAAGGAGCTACTATGTTTAAACAATATAAATTTATAGTAGGTAATCCAAATAATACTTTTTACCAATATTGGGTAGATGAATTAAACTATTTAAGATTCAAAAATTTTACTAAAGAGAGTTTAACATAGTGTTATTAACTTTACATTTTCATCCAGCATTACAAAGTATGACAGGTGTTCCTGTTCATACTTTTGATGTATCTAATTTATCTTCTATTAAAGATGCTTTAAATGCTTTATTTCCAAAACTTAGAAGATATATTAAAACAATTATGTCTGGTAGTTTAAGAGAAAATTTATCGTTAGTAACTAAAGATAGAACTATAATAAACAAATCTGATTATCATTCTGATATATTAAAACATAATGAACTATGGTTAATACCTATTATAGAAGGGTCTGGTGGTAAGGGTTTTCTTGGTATTTTATTAGGAATTGTACTTATAGCTGCTGCTTTTTTCTTTCTTCCTGCAGGAGTTGGAATGTTTACTGCAGCAGGATTAAATACTTCTGTTGCTTTAGGAGGATTAGTTACTGTTGGTGGATTATTACAAATGGGTATTGGACTAGTGTTAACAGGCTTAATGTCTGTTTTAATGAAGCCACCTGGCGCTGCATCTAACTCAAATTCAAAAGAACAAAGAAGTAATGATATGTTTGGAGCTTTACAAAATACAACGGATACAAATGCTAGTGTACCGTTAATATATGGAAGACCTAGAGTAGCTGGGCAGATTCTTAGTTTACACGTAGAAACTATTAATCATGGGGAAAACGATACAATTTATGTAACTGACTTATTTCACAATACTTCTAATGAAATCGAGAAAACAGGTTAATGGCTGTAATACATATTGATGATAAAGCAGTACCTTTAATTGAGGGTGGAGGAGGAGGAGGAGGATGTTTTGCCCCTAATACCTCAATTTATTGTGAATCTGGTTATAAAATTATAAAGGATATTGAAGTTGGAGATAAAGTATGGGCTTATAATGAAATAGGCCAATTAGTTATTTCAGAAGTAAAAGAAACTTTTTATCATACATTAGACCATATATACAGAGTAACGCATGAACAAGGTTATTTAGATGTAACACCTAATCATTGGATTTTGCAAGAAACAGGAAAATATAAAGAATTAAAAGATTTTTCTGTTGGAGAAAATCTAATTAATGTAGATGGTAACTTAACAAAAATTATTTCTATTGAATTTTTACGTCAAGGACCTGTGTATAATTTTATTGTTTCACATGTTCATTCTTATATTGCTAATAGTATTAGAGTTCATAATGGCGGTGGCGGTGGAAAAAGTGGTGGAGGAAAAGAAGACCCTAATAGCTTATTTTCTACAGATATTTTATTTATAACTATGGGATTAGGTGAAGGCCCTGTATATAGAATTAACCCAAATGGATTATCAGAAATTGAATTTAATGAAGGAAATATTGATGATTTACTAATTTCAGGTCAGGCTGATAATTCTAAATTTTACACATTAAATAATAATGGAAGTATTTTACAAGCTAGATTACCTCTATTTGGTGACTATATTTTTACCCCTCAAAAACTACAATCAGCTGTTGAGCTGAAATCTGGTAATGTAAGTGGAGTTCCAAAAAGTTCATTAGATAAGCAAGATACTTCTGTTTCTTCAATTACCGCATTAAAATTTTATTTTATATTAAACGGGCTACAAAAGCAAAAAGACAACGGAGATGTTATCGGATATTCTGTTAGCATAAAAGTTACTGTCTATGATAGATTAGGTACAACAGTACTAACAAGTCAAACTAGAACGATTCAAGGTAAAACAAATATAGCATATTCTTTTGATATATATGCTGCTATACCTCTTTCATCTATTTCACCAAATGGGTATAAATTCACAGTTGAAAAAACTTCTTCAGATAGTTCTTCTGTTAAAATACAAGACAATGTTTCTTTTTATGGATGGACAGAAATAACAGAACATCCTATTGCTTATACTAGAACAGCTACTAGTGGATTTGCTCTTAAAGCATTTTCTGAGCATAAAGGTAGTTTGCCTGCAATAAGTCAAATGGTTAAAGGATTACTTATTAAAGTACCTTCTAACTATAATCAACCTATATTAGCAAATGGAGAAATTGATTGGAGAGAAATAGAAGTTTCTGATTCTCAAAGAACTTCTTATGGATATAGGCAACAAAAAACAGGAAATACTGTATTAACAACTCAAAACCCTATTATATATGATGGTTTATGGGATGGACAATTTATATATTCTTGGACTCAAAATCCTGCTTGGATTATTTATGATTTATTAACTAATCAAAGTTATGGATTGGGTATTCCAGAAGAAAATATTGATAAATATACTTTTTATGAAGTATCTGTTTATAATGATGCATGTGACCCTAATACAGGTAGATTTATTGGAGTTGAATCTAATGCTGATGGTACTTATAGATATAAACCTCGTGGAACTAAAACGGCTATTTCAGAGTTACTAGTAGGATTATCCATAGGAACAAGTATTAAAGAAAGACGATTTATTTTAGATACAGTAATAAGTGACCAAAAACAAGTTATGGATATTATTAATATACTAACATTAACTTTTAGAGGGTTGCTATTTTATGCTGGTGGTAAAATTTCTATTTATCAAGATAAGCCGGAACAAATGCCTGTTGCTATATTTAATGAATCTAATATTATTAAAGATACAATTGCTATTTCTGGTATTTCTGAAGAAGAATTAATTACTGGAGTTGATATAAGTTATTCTGATCCAACATTACATTATAGAAGAGAAGTTTTACGGATTGATGACCCTAAAGCATTAGAAGATAGAAATAACATTGAAAATACAATTAAAATTGACTTAGAGGGTGTTACTAGAAAAAGCCAAGCAATACGCCTAGCACAATATATTATTGCTGATCCAAAATATTGCAGAAGAAAAATTGGTTTTAAAACTGGTATAGAAGCTTCTGAGTTAATGCCTGGATCTGTTATTGCTGTTTCTCAACGTGCAGCTTCTGTAGCTTGGGGATATGGAGGAATTCTTTTTGAAAATTCTGTAAATAGTAATACGTGGATTTCATTAGAACATATCGGTATGCCAGGTATTAACTCTTCTGTTTTTACTGCTAATACTAAGCCGTTAGTATTAAGAATTTCTAGTAGTGATTCTGGACTAGTTGATTTATATTTATTAAGTAATACAGAGTATCAATTAGCAACTACTGCTAATGTAACTAATGGCTATGATATTGTAAGAGTTAAAGCATTAAAAAAATATAATCATTCTACTAAAAACTTTTCTACATTTACAGGTTCTTGGGGTACTTCTCATTTTCCTAAACGATATGATATTTGGAGCTTAGGCAACATAAATAATCCTAATGATGTATATACATCTACCTCAGATAAATTATTTAAAATTACTAATATGAAAAGAGAAGATGATGAAACTGTTTTCGTAGAAGCTAGAGAATATATTAGTAATGTATATATAGATTCAGACGTATTAATAAATTATACTCCATTAGTATTTAATGATTATTTTAATCCTTTATTACCTCCTCCACCTCCTAACTTTGAATTAACTGCTATTCCTCAAAGAGATATGGATGGATCAGTATTTACAGATATTGAACTTAGCTACTATGTAGATAGAACAGGATATACTAATGAATTATCTACAGAATTTTTTCATGCACCTCCTTCTACTTCTCATACTACTATTTTAGCTGGAGAAAATACAAATTTTAATGATATTAAAACATTAACACTATCTTCTATGGAAGGGGTAACAGAAGGTGATACAGTAGGATTATTTGGTAAAAATGGTTTTACTACTACTGTTGGTTATTCACAATTGTTAGTTACAAACTACGATATCACTGATATCGATCCAGTACTAAGGTCAAATGGTTATATTACTCTTACTGTTAAAGGATTGCCTGGATTAATTGATACTAACTTTGGAAGTTCTATTCATGTATTAGATGTTAATAACACTTTTATTTTTGATGGGTTAAGAGGCGCTGATAAAATTAGTATACCTTTAAATCAAAAAACTTCTTTAGGAACTGATGGATCAGCTGCTGGATTATTAGGTTATTTAGATAAGTCTACTTCTATAGTAGGGTATAGTGCTAATGTAGAGGCGTTTTATTTAGGTAACTCTATTATTAATATTTTAAATGATTCTTCTGGGGAATCTACTTTATCTTCTTTACTACCTAACCCTCCTTTTTATATTGGTATATCTCAGATTATAGATCCAAGATATTTTTCTAATAATCAATTATATATTACAGGTTCCTATTTAGAAACTATTAGAACAAATACTATTAGTACTAGTAATATAATAGAATCGCATGTATTTAAACAACCATTAGGTATTTCAGTGTTAAATAAAAATTTTTGTACTGTGTCTATTAATGGAATAGGCTATTCTGATTTTACTTTAGAAAATGGATTAGATAATTTAGCTAATTCTCAAGTATCTATAAATTTAAATACATTACCAACAGCAATCAACACATTAGATTTAAGAGTTTATGCAAATTCTTATACTATTCCTGCTATAGAAGTTAATGATACAATTAACTTTAATGCAGAAAAATCTTATACTATTATAGATTCTACTTACGATGTATTAGCTCCTTCCTATAACGTAGCCTTAACTGCTAATGGCATATATAGAATTACATTAGACGATAATATAAGTTCTAATATTTCAGCTTTTTATGCCATTAATATTACTCCAAATCCTATTGGTACTATTGGTAATGTAAATGTAAGTGCTAATACTATTACTCTAGATTATTTTTCTAATAATTATGTAGGAGACTTAAATTTAACCAATAATAAAATTTATGCTATAAATGCCCCTTTTAGTACATTTCAACCTTTATCTTTAGATGGAGCATCTAAAAGAGTTATAGCTAAAGTTGATGAAGGATATCACTCTGTTAAAGGTAGAACAGTAAATAAATATGGAAGACGTAGCCCTTATGTTACAAAAACAATTTATGTCGAAAAAATACCCATCAGAGCAGTAGATAATTTGTTAATTACAGAACAACTATATAAAGATACTTCTATAGGAGTAGCCACTAGAATAATAATAGAATTTGACCATATAACTGCTCAAGAAGTAACAGATTATGAAATTTCTTATAAAGTATCTGGTCCAACAGGAGATTTAACATCTTTTAATACATTAAAAGTATCAGCTATTGGAGCAGACGAAAATAATAAAATTAATATTAAACTAGATAGCATTGAAAAAGGGCTATCTGGTAATCCAAATTCTATAATAGTTAGGGTTACTCCATTAAATAAATCTATACGTGGATCAACACTAGTAAAACAACAAAATATAATAGGAAAAACTGCTCCGCCACAAAATGTTCAAAATTTTGCAGTGGGACAAACAGGCGATAGTTTAATTTTAGTTTGGCAATATAAAGTTAATGAAACTTCTGGTGATAATTATGACATTGACTTATTAGAAGTACAAGTTAAGAAAATTTTAGGAACTATTGATACTACTAGTCAAAGTACTTTATTAGAAACATGGCCTAAAGCTACTTCGTTAATAACTGTGGATGCTAGAACTAATAGAATTTTAGTAGATATAGACCAATTTGGAGAATATTCTTATTTAGTTCGTACTAAAGATACATCTGATATATTAAGCTCAACAGTAATAGCCTATACATTTACTTCTACCCAACAAAATTTTACTAATACTTTTGCTGCCTATTCTGAAGATGATCCTGCTACTCCTTTTGCATTCGTGTCAAATAGAAATAATAGCGAAATAGCTTATGCATCTTTTTATGTTTCTAACACAGGTGGGTTAGCTTATTCATTACCTGATAGTCTTTTTAACTCAAATGTAGTAGATAATTCTAATGGTACTGCAACTGGTTGGAGTGTAGCTATAGCAGCTTCAGATATTAAAGCTACTGCTAATGCTATGTACCAAACACAGATTAGAGATATTGGATCAGTTTTAACAGTGGGCACACAGGTAGATATAAATGCTTTTCAATCAATTAAAACTAATTGGATAGATTATGCGGATCAAATTGGAGAAAATCAAATTACAGAATCTGGGAGTTCTGGTATTCTTAGAGATATTGATTTTTCAGGCAGTTTAGGCATAGGAAATATATTAGGAGTTTCTAATAGTAGCGCTGCACCTGTAGTTTATTCTAATCTTAATTCTACTCTATCAAGTGGAATTCAAGATTCTATTTACTATAGTAATATATATGCTATTGTTTCTATAGGCAACTATGATGGAGATACTGCTAATGCCAACGTTCTTTCATTAATTGCGGGAACTGTTAATGCTAATGCAATAGTACTTGGAGAATCTTGGTTTGCTAATGGAAAATCTATAGGGTCAAATGGATTTTCTAATTTACAAATTGCAGGTTCTTCTTATAAGTTAGTTAACTTACGTCAATGGATAGACCTTAATGGTGCTACTACTTTTTACGGTACTTCTGGTATTATTTCTTCTAATGTTGATATTAGATATACTAGTACAAATCCTTATTATGCTAATGGTAATGTAAACATTTCCGCATTTACCACAACTGCTAATTCTGATGGGTATGTGCGACATGTTACAGGCCCAAAAGCTCTTAGATATTTTCAATTTAGGTATGTTGTTAATAATTTAGATCCATCACAATATGAATTAGTTTTAGATAAATTTAGATATAGAGTAACTTTAGAAGAACGTAGTTATTCTACAACAGTTACTGTAGATCAATTAGTTACCCCTGTAGACTACACATTAATGAATTATTATAATATTCCTAAAATTACTGGAACAATTGTAACTACTAGTGGGGACCAATTAGCACAACCTCAAGTAGTAATAATAGATAGAACTAAAACAGGAGCTAATATTTCAGTTTATTTTTCTAATGGGGTATCTGCACATGATATAGCACCATTACCAGAAGTAGATTTTTCAATTATAGGAGTTTAACTATGCCACTATCAAATTCAAATACATTTAATTTACCATCTCAAGGAAGTTCTATTTCTATTTCTAGGACACAATTTAATATTAGTATAAGGTCTTTATTACAAAATTTTTATAGTTCTTCTAAACCTGATACAGAAAATTTTCAAGTTGAAGGAGAACCATTAATACAAAATGAGATTAATGGAAGTTTATATAGAGATTCATCAACTGGTAGTTTATATATTTCAGACTCTGCTATAACAACAGCATCGGGTAGAACTATAAATCCTATTGGAGGAAGTTATACTAAATATGGTATTAATTGGAGACAAGAATATTCTTTAACTTCTGCTACTTCTAATTTATCTTCCTATGATATAGGGGAAGCTTTTCTAGTAGCTCAAAATACAGGCGGCTCTTCAAATAATAGATTGTACATTAAAATACAAAATACTGGAACATTTAATCAGGATATAGTAGATATAGGGCTACCCGCCCCAGATTCTATAACTACTGGAATGCTAAAAGATGCTAGCGTAACAAGTACTAAAATAAATGATGCAGTATTTACTACTATTAATAGTAATGTAAATACTGTTCAAAGTAATGTAGCAAGCAACTTTATTGAATTATACGGTGAGATTAATCATCTTCAAGATAATATAACAAGCAATTATAATCAATTAAACAGCAATATCAATGTTGTTCAAAATAATGTAAATTCATTAAGTACTTACGCTAATAATACTTTCGCAACAATTGCTAATTCTTCTATCTTAATTTCAGGGACAGCTCAGAGTATGAGCGGAGTAAATACCGATTTTACAGGATTACCCGCGAATATTAAACGAATTACAATCATGTATTCGGCCTGGGACGTATCTTCATCTACAACAGTTCCTACTATTAGATTAGGATATGGAGGTACTCCTACTTATGTATCTTCAGGATATTCAGGAGCAGCTTCTAGAATACAAGATGGAGCAAGTACTCAACAATCGGCAAGTTTTACTGCAGGATTTGATTTATTTACTAATGGACAATTAACTGGAGCAGCTTTAAACGGTATGTGTATAATAACACGTTTAACAGGAAATACTTGGGTGGCTATGGGTAATAGTGGAGAAGATGGAGGAGGGTCATTAGTAGGACATACTGCAGGGTCAGTTACTTTATCAGGAGATTTAACTGCTATAAGATGTACCTCTAGAAGCGGGGTTTCTAGTACAGGAACTGTTAATATTTTATATGAGTAAATTATTATAATTTAAAAAATAATATTTGAATATTACTTTAATTAGTTGTATAATTTAAAAAATTAGGAGAAAATAATGGAAAACCAATTAGAAATACTAGGATATATAACAAAAAACTTTAATATAAGTATTGATGCTATTAATTCTTTTTCTATGCTTAAAAATTTAATTCCAGATTTAGACAAAGAAACAAGAGATGAAATTCTTTCAGCTGTAAAAATGCAAGATGCTATGTTTGGAATTGAAAAACAATTATATGAAATAGGTAGTATGGAAAGTGATAAAAATCAAATAGATGAAGCAATGATGCTTTGTCATATGATTACTTATAGTATTGGAAAAATATCTTCTGAATTAGATATGGACATAATTGATTCTTTTATGTACTTATCTATGCATGTTGATCAAATTATGCATCCTTATAAAAAAATTAATCCTGAATTACCAAATAAAATTGTAGTAACTCCTACTAAAAATATTATTAAAAATGATAATATGTCTAAAGCTACTTTAAAAAAAATAATGATTTATTCTTCTGAAATTCTTAATATGATGAATTCTGAAGTAGACTATTATATAGAAAATAAGATTTTAAGTGCAGGTCATTGTATAGATGATATTTATACTTATTATAAATTTGGAGATTGTCCTAACTTAGTAGAAGCAACTGATTCTATTGTTAATGAAACTCCTTATTCTTATTATGCATATACTATACCTATTAATCATCCAGAAAAAGGATTTGGTGTTGCTACGTTAACGTCAATTAATAAAAATACTTATGATGTATTTTTTGCCAATGGAATTATTAGAGAAGTACCTGCTTTAGATTTAGTAAATTGGAAAAAATAAATAATTGAGTAAATTTATAAAATAACAATTGCTATTTTATAAATATAATATTATAATTTATTTGTAATAAAAAATTAATTAATAAAGGAGTTAAAATTATGTCTGAAATTACCAAAACTGTTACAGGTGTAGCAAAAGATTTAGCAAATACACCTAAAGTTACACCAATCGGTGGAACTGATAAAGGCCCAGGAGTTTCTGGACCTGTTAATTCTAATAAGACTTTAAAAGATGCACGTGGATACTATGATGATAATGCTACAGCAGACACAGATGCCCATGGTTTAACTAAAGGACCACAAAAAATGTCATTAGGTCCAATAGGTAAATCAATGAGTGGAGATGGAAAAGGTAAATTTTAATAAAAAATAAAGAGAGATTATAAAATGGCAGGAGCAGCTGGTAAAGGGGAACGTAGAGTTATAATGATAGGGGATAACCGTTATGGTATGCCCGAAGAATATGACCCTGTTCGTAAACAAAAAACTATTCTCTATTATAGAGAAGGCGATACTATAACAAGAGAAGCTAAAGCTGCTTATAATGGAGCAGGGTTAGATTTAGATACTTATAGTAAACGTCAATTAAATTACGGAAATAAAATAACGAAAGAAACAACGTAATTTATAGGATATACTGGAACAACAAAAAAAAGCGTATAGTAGAAATACTATACGCTTTTTTAGTACTATTTTTTATAAAATTATAAAAGTTCAGTAATTAAAGGAAATATTTTAGCTATTTCTACAGCACATTCTTGAGATATTACGCGATGCTCTTTTTGTGTTTCAATGCCTGATCTAAGTTGTATATAATGAATCCAAGAACGTAAAGTACCGCTCATATACATTTTTGATTTTATTAATCCTTCTGGAAGAACAATTCTTGCTTGTTCCTTTGCTATACCATTATTTATTGCCCAAGTATACGCAGTTTTTGCTTGTTCAATAACATCAGTTTGATATTCATTCCAAATCTCTTCTAATCCTATATCGTCATTTTCTATACTATTTTGGCGATTTTTTTTGTCTTGAAGTCTAGCCTCACGATAAGTGAATCCTAAATCTTTGGTTGGATCAGCATATCTAGTAGAAAATTCCTGAAATGAAAAGGACCTATGACGTAATATCTGTCTAGCTATGTCACGTGTAGTTTCTATTTCTAAACATGCACTAACCATTTCTAATGGTGACCAATGCTTATGTTTAATTAAATATTTAATAAGTTTTTCAGACGTTTCAGTATTTAATTGATTACTGGGGTTAGATACTCTTGCACAATATGCAATTAAATCTTGTAAATTTCCCTCTGTTTGAACAAGTGTTTTCCACTGTTCTTTCATATAGTCAGATGGAGTAGAATAAGAAATTAAATTAACAGTCATTATATATCCTTTATAAATTTAACCAGCGTTTTATTAATAAATATAGTCAAAATAGTTATTATAATTAGTGTATGATAAAAAGAATTATAGTAATTGTAGTCTAAATATCCTATTCCACTTACTAATATACATAATAAAATTAATATTGCATTATTTCGCATAGATTATCCCATACTTCTTTGCCTTCTTTAGATGATTGAATAGCAATTCTATTATACTTTTTTAAATTGATTAATTTTTCATTTAACAATAACAAGTCTTTACTATTATTTAAATTATGTATATATTTTGCTTTACCTTTAATAGGTAAAGCGTTAATTAAATTATATATATTTTTATATTCTACAGCTAATTTTTGAGCTCTTTTTGGCCCTATTCCTTCTACTCCAATAACATTATCTCCTTTATCCCCTTCTATTATTCTAGAAAATAAATATTCATCAGGAGTTAATTCATAGGTATTATATAAGCTATCTAATGTAATTTCTTTTTTACTAAATATATTAAATATGCTAATATTTTCAGAAACTAGTTGATACATATCTCTGTCACTAGTGACAATCCAAGTATGTTCATAGTCTTTTGAAATATTTTCTGTTAGATAAGCAATTAAATCATCTGCTTCTACTCCTCTAAACTTTAAATAAGTATAGGGAAGTAAATCTGGAATAGAGTTTAAACAAGCAAAAAATTCTTCATAATGTTTTATTTCTTCTTCTGTTTCTGGTAAAGTTCTATTACCTTTATAACTTTCAAGTAATTCCATTCTATAATAACTTTTTCCAAAATCAAAGCAAGCAATTACATTAATAGCATTATAACTTTTAGCTAAACTGTTTATTGTTTCTATGAATTTATTTTGAAAATTATTATGATTTTTTGACCTAAGCCATCGAAAAGATAAATTATTACTATCTAAAATTAAAAGTGACTTTTTATTGGAGTTAGTTTTACTAGGTATGTAAATTGAATTTTCTATAGATTCTAAATCATTCCAAGATTTTGTAGTATTCATTTTCTTATTATCTTTCTTATTTAATTATTTTATATTATTATTTACTTTTTAGCAAGCTTTTTTCCATTTAAAAACCTTACTACCGCAATCATATATTCTATATAAACCAATAGATTCTGCTAATTGTTCTTCTGTTAAGTTAATA